CTTTGTGATAGACCCACAGTATTTAGTCAACTGTGGTGTGCCATCGGGACCATGACTGGTTCTGAAATATTAGCTGTTGAGGGCGTTGGCGCCGAATCGGATGATGGTAGCGTTTTCTTTTGGTCCTGCATCCTCTTCCTCGTCATACTCCTCCTCGTCGCGGCCGGTCCCATCTGCGACTATCTTTGTGCTTTCTTTGACCGACGGATTGCGTTGTTGCGTGGTCGGGTTTTATACCCAGGTGGTGCTAGGCGATCAATCCGCTCTAGGTATGGGCCTAGACTTAGGGCGGAGGGCGTCAGTGAGGCCGTTGTCGCTTCAGTGGCTGCGACGTTGGGGGACGTCGTGGCCGACAGGGAACTTGGTGTTGGCCACCTTGAGGAGCACTTCCTCTATAGGGGTGATGATTACTCTGGTGTGGGTTATTGCTGGGCCGCTCTTTTTGACGCCGCTGATCAAGTTCGGGTCTTGTCTAAGAAGTCGGTCCAGAGTTTTAGGGATGTCCTTTCCTTGGGAGTCGATTTCTACGGGAACGACGATGTCCGGTTTGAACAGTTCGTTTCCGATGCCGTTGCCTTGGCGTCTGCACACGCTCCAGGGACCATAGAGAATAATCTCGGCGTGCATTCCGCGTTTGATTGCGCGTTCGATCGATATACCTCTCCCGCGAACATCCAGGCTATGGAGACGGACACCTTCCCTCAGGTGGCCCAAGCAATGCAAAGGATACGGACGATTGCTCCTTGGCGTTTTGAGGGAGCGTCCAAGGCCAAGGCGAATGAGCTGGCGATACCTACTTCGGATTTCTTTCCCGAGCCGCACTCCCATCCTGTTCACGCGGCGCTCCGCAGGATGGAGTTGTGTGAAGTGCTGCCAAGCTACATCCGGACAAGGGCATTGTGTGTCTCCATGTCTGACGCAAATTTTAAGATGTTGTCAGACCGGACCGACCATGCCCTTCGCCTTTGCAACCCCGTCATGGAACTGAAGGATTTGGGTCGTTACAGTAACGATTCTATAAGTAAGAAGGTCTTCAGTATTCCGAAGTTCGACGAGGAGACGTTGGTGTGTCTGGATTCCGGCCACTATCAGACGCCGGAAAACATGGTTGCGCTCTTCCAGGCGAACCCAGGCCTTAGGGTGGTGGTGCTTACGCATGTCTACCCCCTAGCGGCTCTGGAGTGTGATCGGAGTCCGGAGCCCCTGATCGCGACTTGGGCCAGGCAAGGCGACGACATGGTGTATGTGCCGGAAGGGGATGCTGGCGGGGCTTACAGGCAGCCTTGGTCCAATCCCCTGCTGCTTGCGCATCGTGTCACATCGGCTGATGGTGACTGCGAGCTTTCTTGCGGCGTTGTCTGGTCGAAGCTCAATTCCCACGTCCAGGTGATAAGCCGTTATCCGCTGGCGTCGCTGAAGTGTATAGCCCTAAAAGCGGATGCCTACATGCCAATGCCTGCGGTTTTTGACAAAGCTGTTCCATGCGGTATGATACCGGTGAAGTATTACACTAGGCTGGTCGACTATGGTAGAGCAGTGCAGGTCCGTGAGAGGGACCTCTACGGTAAGATTCGGCAGCAGGTCAATAATGGTGAGTTTTCTCTGAATATCGTTGAGAAAGACATATTGGTCGCCGTCGTTATGGCGGTTCTCACGGATTTCCGCATTGATCTGATGCCCACGACTCTTCATGCGACCCTCGCCGGTTATCTAAACCACAAGTTTTTGGCCGGGCCTGTGCGCAGGTTTTTCCACAAGTTAATCTGGGGGAAACTTAACGCAAGGAATGCCGCCATTGTGGCGGAACCCAATGAGTTGAGGCTCGTCCCCACTTGTCACGTGCATGTTCGTGCCCGTGCAGGGGCCCTCATAGGCTACAACCTGGAGTTCGCCGATGCCGGTGAGAACATCACCACCTGGAGGAAAATGAAGGAGCTCGTGGCTGATCAGGGCCTGGGAAAGTATATCCTGCCCCCTCAGAACATCAAGTGGCGAATGTTTCTGGGTGGGAAGCGTTTTAGGGACATGACCACCGCCGACTTCCGCCGTGTGATACTCGAGGATACTATTGCTGAAGCCGCGCAGTTGTCCATGCTCAACCCGGAGAAGGCCCAGAAGTTGTTGGACGATGCTCGTGCGGAGATGCGAGATTTCCAGGATGAGCTCCAGCGGAAGGCGTATTCGGCGGTGGTTGAGCCCATGGTCTCTTGTACTGTGGCGGTGCAGCGTTCTCGTGAGCCGCCCCCGCCACCTGTTAGGGAGAAGTTCTCGCTCCGGGACTCTTTCAATTTCATGAGACCCGCTGATGAGGTCGCGCTGGCGCGAGCAGTGGCGGTCCCACTTCCCAGAGATGAGGATGAGGACGCCCTGAATGCTGCGCGAGTGGTACCCCTCCCCCCAGACGATACGGGTTTGGTAGAGAGGAGAAGCCCGCTGTCCACGCCAGTTAGGCGTCGGCCGAGGGCTGAACCAGGCCCGGTTGTGCCTTTGACACGGCCACGTGAGCCCGGGCTACCCCCGCCTGCCGCCGTTGCGCTTTCTGAGGCGGTGAGGAGTGAACACGGTGGGCCTGACGAGCCTGAGGAACTGCGCCGGCGGTGGAAAGACGTCAAGGCGACAGGCCTGATTAAGACCAGGATGTGGCCGGCAGGCACTAGCATCGAGCTACGGTGGAATGAGATGTTTCCAAAGTCCAACAATAGGCGCTGGCAGCCTGCGCCGTACGCCATAATGGTGATGCCCTGGGACTTGGAATACCCGCGCAATGATTGCTTGATACATGCCATTGCCGCGTTGACAAGGCTGAACAAGCTATCATTGATGTCCACTATAGCTTGTGCTTGGCCCTCTAAACGTCCTAGGAATGTGGAGGGCGGTCTGCCGCAGGAGGTGCTTCATGCGATCGGGTGTCGTTATGAGCTTAACATCCTGGTGCAAGAAACTGGGCGGCTCCCCATGCGTTATGGGCTGAAGGACGACAATGCCCTCACGGTCATTTTAAGGAAAGATGGTGATCATCTCCTTCCAATGAAGGTGCTCGACCGTGGGCTGGTGATCAGGCCGCATCCGGTCTCAGCAGCGCCGAGAATGAGGATCGTGGACGCCTTTTCTGAGTTGCCTGTGGTGCGGTGGAAATCGTGGGTCCCTGGGACTAGTCGTGCCGAACGTTACGTCCGTGAGATGATTCGCGGCGCTACAGGCACCATACACAAGTATGCTGTCAACGAGCAGGCTTTACAGGGCTGGGAGGAGGGCATTGCCAAGCTCAGCCGCCCCTTTCCGATTCCCAGGCACCTGGCTGTCGTTGAAGGAGATCCTGGGTGCCGTAAGAGCTCGGCCATTCAAAAGGTTTGTGCTCGGCCTAAGTGGAAGTGCGAGAACAACTACCAGATTGCCGTGCAGACCGGAGTCCTCAATCAGGATTGGAAGGACAAGATCCGGGCGCAGGAGCTGGTAAATGGGAAGGGCCTTGCGGACTCCTACTGCTGCACTTATGAGAAGGCGCTGGCAAAAGGCTTTCCGTGCAAGGTTTTCATCACTGACGAGGACAAAATGCCCCCAGGCTATATGGAACTCAAGGCGTATCTCAGCCCTACCACTAGTCATTTTATTCGACTGGGTGACAGGTTCCAGGCCAGATGGCATGACCCCAATGGCGATTGCCTGTTAAATGGTGATATGTCAGAGGGCGAATTCTTTTCCGAATGGGCCGAGTTCTACATAGAGGGCACATGGCGCTTTGGTGGTGAGTGGGCAAATTTCTGGCGAATGCCATCCTTCCACCCCGGACAAACCAGGGTCTACATCGCTGAGATGGTGCCCACAACTGGGGCACAGTTGGCCCAGTTTTTGCCGGATAAGAGCCTGGATGAATGCAACGCTTTACACGACGTCGCTCTTACGCTGTATCCGTCGGACGCACAGGTGCGGGCTGCTACCGCTTTAACGGCAGCGGATGTGGTCTCGCATTCTGGCAGTCAGGGTAGGGGTGAGGACCTAGTGTATGTTGTCCTGGATGAAATCGCTCTGAAGGCCGAGGACCTGAGAACATTGTACGCATCGCTCACGCGTTGTAAGCGGTACATGATAATCGGGCTTACTTACAACAGGTCTGCAGAAAATCTTGCCAGGGAGGCAAGTCATCCACTGTTTTCACGCCTCCGAACTCTGTACGGGAACACCTCGCCACATAAACCCATTGTCGTTAGGCCCCAGGACTCCATTGATGTTAAGGCAGAAATGGGTGGCTTTCCACGACCGGTTCGAAAGGTCTTGGCTGGGCCTCATTCTAAGGTCACCAATGCTGACTTTTTGAGCAGGATCGGGTATCATTGGCCCGAGGAGTGTCTGGACCCTGACGGGACAGGGGTGGTTGGCCGGTCTGAGTACTATCGGCAGCCGAACAGGGATGACCCCGGGTATCGGGATAATGCCCAGGTCAGGGTGTACCTGGATCAGCCGCTCGAGAGGCGTGACAATGAGCCTACCCTTCCGGACAGGCCGCTTGTGGGGCATAAAGTCGCAACCCACTTGCCACTGGCAAGCAGGAGACAGTGGGTTGAGAGCCAAGTGTCACAATGTCCCGACCGTTTTGACGCCGAGCTCATCTACAAAGGTGAATACTCGGATCAGTTTCCGGACAGGTGGATGTTCAGGCATGACGCGCCCGACTTGCGAAAGAAGATCATCACTAAGGTGATGGGCCGTGATGAACGCCGGGAAATGTCGGAAAGGCTTAAATCAATATCGGATGATAACCCGCTACTGTACAAGCCCTACATGTCCTGGTGTGGGCAAGATCAAAAGCCGTCCGACCACGTGTCCTTTATGCGTGGGGTCAAGGAAAGACTGAAACGATCCACCTTTCGGCACAATGAAATGCTGTACAGGAATGGCACCTCTGTCTACGGCGTCGCGCTCTTTGAAGCTGTCAAGAGGGCCTTCAATCTGAAAGACAGTGGATATGCTTGGGACAGTCTCAAGTTCGAACAGTGCGTGGCTGAGTTTGCAGAAAGACGTAGTAAAAGGTCTGAAGCACTAAAGGCCATGTCTCTGCCGCGGTCGGAACCGGAGTTCAGACAGTTTATTACGGCAAAAAGGCAAATGAAAGTCAAGCCTGAGATTCCCCAGGCCGGGAAACCCCTGCAGACTTTGATGATCCATTGCGATTACTACCTGTATGCTTTAGGGCCCATCAATTCCTACATGACCGACTTTTTCCTGGAGCACTGCCCCCCGAACATGTATCTACATGTTAAGAAGACATTTGCTGATTTTGATGCTTTTGTCACTAAGATGATGCGTGAGGCCACCGATCCTTGGGAAGGGGACGGTAAACATTTTGAGACTTCCCTCGATCACAATGCCACCTATATGTTCAGCAGCTGATGCGATTGGCCGGCGTACCTGAGTTTTACATCTCAGTGTTCCTGGACTACAAGATGCATGCTGTTTCCCAACTGATGATTCATTTCTTTATGACCATGTCTGGTGAGGCTTTCACCTGGCTGATAAATACCATAAAGAACATTGGCGAAACACATTGCCGCTTCAGTGTGCCCAAAACTGCGTATCAAATTTACGGGGGTGACGATGAGACCCACGTAATGCGATACCCTGTCAATCCCGGATGGCACGTGTGGAAGAATTTTGAAACCTGTGAGCTGAAGCAGACGTATACGCCCACGCCACGGAGTTTCAGTTATTATCTGACCAAGCACGGGGCTGTGAAAGACCCCGTGCACCTCTTTAGAAAGCTGCTTATTGCCGAAGAGCGAGGCAAGCTGGAGGATGTCATCGCTGGGTACGCGATCGAGGCCAGATCCCTTTTCATTAAGGGGGACCTGGTGTTTGACATTTTACCAGAGTCTGCCGTGGATGCCTGGCAATTGTTGAACAGTGAATTGTTCAACATAATGAAACGGACGAAGCTGGATCTAGGCAAGATCAAAGACGTCCAGCTGAAGTTCGTCAGGCCGCTAGTCCCCACGTCGGTGAAGCATTGGGCCTTAGGCTTTATCTCGGACATTAACACCGAGTATACCTCTATCTCTCCGAATTCACCTCTTTCTCGGGAAATACAAGAAAATTTCCCAGTACTGACTCATCACATCCTTCATTCTGAAGATATCGACCAAGTGCTTTGATGGCGAATGCTGCTGAAGGTGTGTTGACCACCCGTGACCCGGGTGACAATGCCAAGGCTGTTGACCCCATTGATGGAGGGGGACCCCAGCATTTTACCAGTGGACGTTTCGATTTAACATCGAAAGTGTCCTATTGTCATGCCTTGAACCGCCTAGACGGTTTTTCCAGTCTTTACCAAACTTTTCCTATGTTGTCTATTCACAAGATTGTTCTGCGTGCCGTTTTGACCGCCGCCACTAAGGTGGCGGGTTGTCTTTGCTATGACGCTGCATCGCCAGACATGGACTCCGTTGGCGAACACCCTCAGTATTTTAGATACACAGAGAATTCTTATCATGCTGGTATTGAGCATGAATGGGTGTTTGAGCCAACGCCAGGTATGGCCCTGCAGGTGTCGCCGCCATCGCCCCATGGGGTGATGCCAAAATTGTGTGTCTTTTCTTCTGCCGGTGGGGGTACTATGTACCTCCACATTTATTTCACTTTCAAGGGTAGGATAGTTCTTGCCCAAGGTCAGCTTAATGGAAAATGACCCAGCCGGTGGCAGCTGAGGTCGTAATGGCAAATAGAGAAGAAGAAGAAGTGCCCGTTGACAGCGGGTACGAAGAATGTGTGCCCCGAGCCAAGGCAGAATCTTATGATGTTTTCGATTCGTCTGATGATGATTCCTCGGCTCTGTTGAACTGCAATGGCACATGTGGCATTATAGGTGTTGACAAAGAGATCCGGGATGACAGGACCATCGGTGATTACACCATGGCTTTCAAAATTGAAGTCATGTCGATCTCATTGGCAGCAGTTTATGCTATCTTTTCTTTTGAGCCTTATCGACTCAGTCCGGCGCGGTTGGTTGACCTGCCGTTTTCCGAAGATGTTCCTGAGAGGAACATCAAGGAAATTTCAATTATTAATAAATCGAACGTTAAGATTGATTTCCCATTCGTTATGGTATATTTGCGG